TCGTCGCTGAGCGAGGCGGAAAGGATTTGGTGGAAGTGGTGTTCTTCGTGTAGCCGATTTCGGGGGGGGTTTTTTACTGATGTTCATCTTCATATTGCCCCGCGGTGGTTTAAATGACGTAGACTTAGCGATTTTAGCGGGTCGTTTATTAGGTGATGCATTGTTATTTCTCTCACGTTTTACAATCGAAGTTTGGGCTTTTGTATTTTTAGTGGGTGATGCATTGTTATTTCTCTTACGTTTTTCAGCAGCTTGTTCTCTTCTCAATGTAGCTGCTTTCCGTGCCTGATTTTTCGCAGTCGTATTAGCAGCCGCCTTAGCAGCCTGATCTCGTATCGTTCGTGCTCTCGTCTCTTGTCCTTTCTTAATACGCTCTTTCGCGGCTTTTTCTCGAAATATCTGCTTTTGTCTTTGTTTAAGTTTGAATCGCAATTTTCTTTGACGCAGCTTCTCTTTTGCACCATCTACACAACCTTGATTACCATCAACTTCACTCCACGAAAGTATAGATCTCGTCGCGGGATCAAGTACACCCACATTGTGGTAGACAGAATGTTTAGCTAGACACTGTGGTATACTACCATTTATAGCGTCTACGACTAAACAAGCGCCTTCACGGTCGAGTTTATCACATAATTTATTACGCCCTTCGCCAAACACAAACGTTTTAGGCCTTTCATAAATAGGATCATTATCCGCGAGATGAAGTAGTATTTCTTGTGATAATTTTTCACACGCCTGTACAAGTGATCCCGAGTCACTTCCTAACATACTCGTGATAAAATATAACATTCGCCCAACTTTATCGTCGGCGCTTAATCCGCGTTTATTTGCGTTCGATATGATGGTTTTTAAAGGTGTATTATAACCTTTTCTCGATTTACGATAAATATCCGTACCCAATAATTTAACTAGCGTTTTATGCGCCTTGTTGGTATTAAAATCGTTTAATTTGAGTTGGGCGGCATCTATTTTCTTTAAGATATTCCGCGTGTTATCGGTACCTATGATATTTTTGAAGGTCCCAGTCGCACGCGCACCAGTAAAATCGTGAAATGTGTCTAAAACACTGAGAAATGCTTCTATGAAAGGTAAGTTCGTAGTGTGGGTACCGGATGGATACGCGAAAACCCAATAAAACAAAATGAGCGCCCTTGTATCTGCGGAAAAAGTATGAAAACTTGTACCCACCTCCCGATTACCTTTTTGTTGTATATTTCGAGTATCTAAGAACCATTTAAACAAGGGCCCTTTAGTAATTATGGGTTTACCCTCCGGTGTTATCAACTCTTGCATCCTATTAGGATGATTCTTCATCGGTGTATTTCGGTTAGGAATTTCAAAAGCGTTCCTGGCCGTCTTTATTTTGGACTCTAAAAATTTGGTTATTCTATTTACATTACCCGTTGGTACATCATAGTAATTTTGTGGTTTGACCGTTTGATATATGGTAGGAATTTGTCGCACTACGGCCGCTAAAGCGGCTACTCTATCCATAGTAACGAAATATGCACTATTATACATGGTACGATTAGACGATTCCTGCTCGAACATACTGAGATATGCCTCCTCTAGTGTAACATCCTTGGATGGATCATTTACGTCGTCCATGATATGAACATTATTCGGACGAGTTAAAAATAAATCCCTGGCTTGAACTTTGGACACTAACAAGAACTGAAAATAGTCGAGTAACCTTTTATATTCTAAAGGACTTCCGCGAACCTTTATGTTCTTACCGGAATTGGATATAGATTTAAGTAGATTAGTCAATTCCATAACAGATGGAGCATTACCACTTAAAGGAGCTGTTCTAGCTAACTTGTATCCACGGGTTCCGTTATCAATCAAACCAATAATTTTTCTGCTATTATTACCGTAACTTTTTACAAAGTTTTCATTCTTCTTCGCTTTCTGTAAGATACTAAATCCAGCATTACCGGTCGCCATCTGTGTGATACTCTTATTCAAGCCCCATGAGCTCGTGACCACCAATGATGGGTGAGTCATATCCGCTGGCTGTGATAATACATGCTTAGCGAATGGACTACTGTATGTGACGTCATTATCGAAGGAATATCCTGTAGTGGTTTCCTTTATAATGACGAATATCGGTTTATCGGAACACGACATATATTAATGTCATAGATTAAAATTTAAGTATCGAGTTTAAATTCTTCGTGGTAGAAGAAGAAATACGTTTCGCATTTTTAACAATACTTTCAAATTTACGAGCCCACGTGTTTTGAATATCTAAAGGAACCGTGCCGTTAAGAGTATTCGTCTGTTCGAATAACTGTGAATACTTTTCATCATTTGACGATACACCCGCAATTTTATCAATGGATAAAAGCATGAGAATAACATACCTCCAAAATATCCTCCGGGGTAAGTTATCCCGCATTTCGTATGTGAAAGTAAGATACGTATTCACAAGTTGTTCTCGCTTAGACTTGATATCCAGCTTATTATTCAACATTCTACCAGTCGTTGCATTCCGTGTAATTTTGGGTGAAGCCGTCTTGGGTGTGGTACCAGTCTTAGTAATAGTTACTGTTCGAGACATCTATTATAAACTGAGATTTTATTCCATAAACTTCTGGGGTAGCTTCTTATATAAGTCCGCCCAACTCAAAACACTTATGTCATCTCTCGTACACCATTCATATTCCTCACCGTTGTATCCTGCAAAGTGAAAGGCATCCATGTTCCAGTGTTTACATATACCACACGTCGTATCATTGTCGTCTATGATAGTATCCAGATTAAGGGCGTGACATATATCGTATTTCTGTATTTCATAAGTCGTAAAACTATTCGTCAAAATAACATCATCAAATACACCCGGAAAATGAAAATTTAACCAGTCTTCAGTTTTCTCTCTGACACAGTCGTGACGACCGGTGACGACATACATCTTATCTACATACGGTCGCATAAGTCGAAGAACTGCCTGTGAAGAATCGATAGGCTGGAGTGCATCGAAAATCTCGGAATCATAAAATTCTCTTACCATCTTCCGGGATTGGGGTTCTGTTATTTCAAACATTTCTCGGTACACGTATCTACATTTTTCAGTTGGCATTTTTAGCTTTTTAAACTTAGCCATGGGTCTAACAAACGGTACGAGAACTTCATCAACGTCAATAGCAATTCGATTCATTTACATATTTATAACAATTTATTCATAGTCTCTAATCGCAACCCCGATCGGGAATCTGGGAACATTCTTATCTGTCAGGTTTTGGAACCGAACGGTGAGCATCTTACCGATGAACTGATTCCTGTTCGCATACTTGTACTCGCGATCCTCCAATGTACCCTCGGGGCGAGCACTGAAGACCTTACCTTCCTCTGTCTTACACGTCCACACGACACAATTTGCATCTCGACCATGACCCGTGGTGGCTCCGATAATCTCATATTCCTCAGTCTGGAAATCCTTGTGCTTGAGAAGATAGTTGCTTCGCTGTCCAACTTCATACACACTAAAGCGATCACGAATCATGGTGCCCTCGTGGCCTTCTGCAACGTGCTTCTTGTGCACCTTGGGGAGATCCTTCTTGGATTTTACGAGTGTCGTTTTGACGTATTCGTAATGAGGATTGTAGATAGAATCTTTGACGTACTCCCAGCGTTGCTCAAACGTCATCTTGTCTCGAGCGAGCGCTTCGGCTCTGAGATCAAAGAAATCGAACACGTGGAACTTGAGCTTCAGGGGGTCAGTCTTGAACGTGCTCGTAAGTTCCTCGAATGTAAGATTGGGGTCAAACGCCTCTCCGTCGACGTATTGACCAACCTCGAGTCCCTTACCAAGAACCTCGGTTCCGGGGATGATTTTACCGGTTCTCGAGATACCACCATCTTTAGAAACCAGCAGACGAACACCGTCGAGCTTGGGTTGCACGTAAAATGGTTCGGAGATGTACTTCTTGCGATCTTCCCATTTGTTCGCCAACATAGGAAGAACCGTGGTAGCCTTAGTGTTTGCATTCTTCCACATGGTCTTCGCACGCTTCGTCGCACTCTCGAAACCGAGGGGTACTTCAGTCATGGATGTAACTTCCTTGCCCCCAACATGACCAGTTGCCTTGACGATGCACCAGACACCGTTGATTTCTTCGACACGAATGTCGAGGTAGCGCTTCTTGTTGTTTTTATCGGTAGTAAAAATTGTATTCATATTAGTAGTAGGAATGATACCAGTAGTAAATTATCAAAGGATGGAGCGACTTAAGCCTCCTCCGTTAACGACGGTTCCCTTAAATATGAATACAATCAGTGTTGGGATGATCATCTTAGGTGTAATTTTTTTATATAAGCGATTTCTTGATGTTACGAGGCGTCGTGAACGATCCCGTAGTTGAGACAGTCCTCGTAGTTGAGATAGATATCTTTGCTCATGAATTCGTTTAGTGTTTCTTTAGGAATCTCGGTTTCTGATCTGTAGATTCCTTTTATAGTTTTCATGATTTTTTTGCATGTTTTCATCTCGTCTTTGAATTCATTATATTTTCCAAAGAACCCACTCGAGAGCTGGTGAATCAACACGAATGAATGTCGGCTCATGAGCCTCTTCTTCCCTCCGAGAAGTAAAAAGGTGGCGGCACTACAACAGTTACCCTCAGCTATGCACGTCACGTTAACCCGTGCAGATCTGAGAGTATCCATAGCACTTAACCCTGAAAATACGTCACCCCCTTCACTATGAATATGAACTTGAATGGTAGGTGTGTACCCAGGAAGCTCGATCGCTTTTTTAAGTAAGTCAATTTCCAACTTTTTAAACTCTTCTACGAACGTCAGTATACTTTCGCGGTCTATAGACCCATAGTAATAAATGTCACAGCCTACCACGCGGACAATATCGTCGCCGGGAGTCTCGTCTTCACTGTCGGAGTTACTCATTGACTACATTACGCAGCTTCTTTTTAACTTTTGCAACTTCAGATGGTTTCAATTTGTTGCCAAGTGCGAGATGATTCATGATGTCAAAATCGAGAGGTGTGAGTTTGTATTCGATTAAAGGATCTAGATCTCCGGCGATCGCATATTTACGTATTAATCCCAGTTCTTCTACCCCTAATTTCGTCGTGTGCCGCCCTTGAATAATTTTGAGTTTATTATGCCGCATCTTATAATTACCGTATTTAGTCCACGTGCTACCGGGTTGTATATTTTCTGGTTTCAGTGGCTCCCCTAGATTATATTTGGGTACGGCCATTCCACAAGATACGTAGTATTGCATGTAATTCCATTCACCCTTATACATCGCGGAGTCATAAATATCTGCGAGTGATAACGAATCTGCGATTGGTACGACGTTGGTATCGTTTGAATGTAGATAATTCCCGTGGATAACATCCACCACGTGACCGTGTTCATGCACCGTTTGACTCGTATCAAATCCATTACCTTTACGACATAGTATATCTATAACTATATCCTTCGATGTTTTAAAAATATCTTTTTCATCTGAAAAATTCATATAATCGTAAAAGTTTCGTATATTCCCAAGACATTTATCAGCGGCGGGGCGTGCTCTAGGGTTACTGCAGTCCAGCGAGAATATCGCATCCGGGGAGCGTTTTGGTACGATTATGAGTTTGAAATTTGGTAACATGTGAATAGATGTAGATGTTACAATCACCGACCCCTTTGTAAGCTTCTCGTTCATATCAGAAATCTTATCTATGACCTGCTTATGACCATACACACTTGAATCGTACCCATCTATCAATATATGGTACGACGTGTCTCCTATCAAGTTCAAAAATGTACTCTTCTTTTGAAAAAGTTCCGAATGTAGCTCGATTGTATTACTCGCATTAAGTAAACAGTCTACTATAAACGTTTTTCCGGAACCAGTGGGTCCGCATATGAATACATTTTCCCCCTGTGCCAAGTATTTTTCCAACAGGGAAATTTCTTTTTCATGGAGCGTCGGTGGTCGCTCCTTTTTTTGTGGGATTATTTTAATGAAGGAGTCCATGACCGATGAGTTCACTGATCAAGCTTTAGATATTTTTTTGGAAAGTGATACACTTCAGACAAGGATCGTAGAACCTATCAAGAGAAAGGTTTTTCCTTATTTGATATGCATCGGACTCTTTAATCTGATACTACTTATAATGTTAGCGTACGTAGCTAGGAAGATTTCGATCCATCGATAATCACCTCAACATCTCTATTCATCGGGGTAGATTCACCTGTTCGCATAGCTCCGAGCTCTTTTTGTAATTCGTATCGCATCTCATCTTCCGAAATGAACATATCGATAGGTTGGATATGCATAATCTCTGGTTTGAAAAATTCGGAATCATCCGGGAATTGTTTTTCAAACGCTTGAATGATAGCATACGGAAGAGGCGGAGACTGCTCGATGAGTCTATCATATTCAGCTCTACACGATTCTATCATAGCAGAACCATCACAAGAACGTTCTTGAATAGGAAGAGAAAGCTCTAACCGAATTGTACGCGAAAGCTTACCGTATTGCAATGACGCGACTCTACATCCTTCCATCATCTCGTTAATTTTTAGAAATTGCATAATAGTGGCAATTATACCAGCAATTAAATTCAACCCACCAATCATAGCAGGCGCTGAACTTCTCATGTTTTCAGGAAAAGATGATTGCGCAAAATTGGCTGTGCCGGTGACCGTCGATAATATGATGACCGGTAAAGTAAAACGCATACTCTGCTTTTTGAATACTAAATACGCGTGGTTGTGCATATATCTATAACACGCAGACGCCTCGCCCCATGTTTTCAATATCTTTTCCTGTGAAGGATGCCAAATTCGCTTTACCTTATCTTTGGACTGGGTCTTTTTCTTTTCTTTGTCCATACTAATAGAGATGAATATTATATTTTTCGTTCACGTCCTTCTGTTTCTCACGATGATAGTGATACCTTTCGTTGGAGATGAAGTGACTCTATCTCTTTACTCACTCATCATACCTTTCCTCTTTTTTCATTGGGCGACAAACGACGATACGTGCGCACTTACAGAGATTGAAATGAAACTCACAGGGAACAAAAAAGAAGATACGTTTTTTGGGAGATTAATTGGACCCATATATAAACTTGACAATACTACATCTGGTCTTATTCCTAAATTTTTGTTTCTGGCATTATGGTTATTCGTTCAACATAAATTGAAAAGAATACCATACGCAGAACGGGTCGATCTTTCTGGAATCTTTTCTAAGTTATATAAATGAAGAAAGGAAAGTCGAATACCACCGGTTTACTTATAATGCTCGTACTTGTGGTAACAATCTTTTATCTCGTCACAAAGTTACAAGATCCCAAGGTCATTAAAGTACCCGTCCATACACCTATGATACCCCCGCGGCGTCCTATCGCGAGTGTGCGTCGCGCACCTGAATATAGAGATCCCCCTATTAAGATGTACAAACCCGGAAACGTTCAACAGATGGGCGTTCTTCTAGGTGAAAACGAAGAGACGCTTCCATTGTATGGTAAAGAAGTGCGAGGACGTAGAGATCAATATCATTATTACACATCAACTCCCGGGGATCAGATATACTCTGTGCCGGTAACGATCGGGGAAAGAGATTGTATGGATGATCTGGGATGTAAAGAGATATACGGCAACGAATCCGTTAATGTATTAGGCAAGGCAGCATCGTATCAGGCTAAACTTTATAGAACCGATCACTTTTTTTAATCTCGGTATATAGAAATGGTCGACGTAAGAACAAAAGCTCGTGGAAAGGGTATTCGTTTAACTCGAGACAACCAAGGTAAACGCGTAAAAAAGACGAACGATGCTTTACGAAAGGAGATTAACTTACGCAATTTAGCTGCAATGAAAAATCGCGTAACTCAAGCTGCCGCTACTATGCGCACGTGTAGACAACTCGTTAAGAATAGGTGTACATGCGCTACAAAAAAATCAAGTCCTATGATGAGACGGGCTCCACCTCCCCCCCCTCCACCTATGAGGCGTCCTATTATGGCGCGCGCGGTAGCACGTGGTCCCGCAATGCCCCCGAATCTTATATCACAACTTAAGAAGAACCTGAACCGCCGTGGTCTTAGACAAATCGCAAACCGAAACGCGAGGACATCAGTCGCTTAGCTCCAGGCATACTAGGTTTTGACCACAGTAACCATCTAGACCAAAATCCAGCAGTTTTTAAACCGGATTTAGTCCATGTTTCACCCATACGTCCATGCCGTGCGAGATATCTCTTCATACGCGATGGATCCTTGTGAATAGTGTAATCCGAGTACCCCGCGCCACCGAAATCCACACGCGAACCATCCTCGAAAGTGGCTCTGTATTTTTTTTCAGGATTTGGACTCTTTCTGAGTGTTACCTTCATTACTATGAGCGAAGAAAATTTTGAGATTTCTTTTCGTGTATATATTAAATGTCGGTATACGTCTGGATATCGATCATACTTTGGATATTGTTTATATTAGGTGGTCATGCCTTACGCGATCCACCTGACAAATATGATTATCCGTCTATACCCATAGAGAAGATGGACATATACACAACACCTGTAGATGTCAGGAAAGAATGGGCGCGTCAGGAAGAGTCGAAACCGAAAAAACCGGAATACACTTTCAGCCCAGATTCACAAAACCACTTCGCAACTTTTTAATATAACATGATAATAACATGCAAACAGTTATACTGGGTGTGGGTTTATTGGGACTTACTTTAATAGGTACGTTTAATTCGAGTAAAGATTTAAATCGCGTCCCCTCTATACCTCTCATAGCCGGCGAAACGAGTTGGGAATACGATTCTGAAGACGATCCCAATGAAGATATCATAAAACGCGCGCTACAACATAGACAAGACCACCCCACATTGATTAGTGGACCGAGTTTATATTTCCCACTTACAGATATTAAAAAAGATAAATCATTGCGTATAAAATTTATAAACTTATTGGATAAACGTGTGAAATTTACGATACACACGGTCTCGTGGTCAAGATGGTTTTTGAGTACGTTTAAGTGTATGATACCCACTCCAGTTGGTAGCATAGGTATCGAAGGTGATCTAGAGAGAGATACGCTAAAAGACAACGAAGTTAGATTGGCGCCAATCACGAAACTGAAGCGACGCTTACCGGATATTTGTGAGTTTTCTATACCCAGTAAAAGGGTTTACGTTTCAATGTACGTCGATGGAATGCCCGTGTTCGTAGATCGCAAAATGAAAACATACGATACGTTTATCTGTAGATCGCACACGGGAGACCGTGTATAAAGAATAGACATCATATTAAACTATGGATCAAGAAATTACAGACCTCATTAACCACCTTCACGATCTTCGTGAAGAATGGCACGAAATTGAAGACGAACACAGACTAGTTTTGAATGATACCATACAGGTTTCACGAGAGGCACAGGCTTTAAAGGTCATGCTAGGTCTTTCGTGGGTTGTAAATGGTATATTTGCGTGGATTTTCATGGACACAACAACAGGCGAAACTCTCACCATTGAACCTATGCAGTTTAATCATACATAAAGAACATCTACTAAGTAAATACAAATGAATGTGAAAGAAGATGTTACATTCATGTCGTTGCCATACAACGAACGTGTTAAAATTTATAACGAACGGAAAAAATGTGCAACCGAAAAAGCTATGAATAGTGAAAAGATTCATTATAAATCTACTAGCGACCCCGAGAGGTTCAAAGAGTATCTCGAGAAGCGACTCGAATTATGGGACTCTCTTAAATCGAACGTGATCGAAAACGGACGATTGAAGAAAGGGTTTACCAGCAGGTACCACGAGAAGATGTACGACAGGACCAACGAGATCATACAGAATCTAACCTGTTAAGCTCGTCGTCTTGGTACGACATATCTTTACTTTTCCTTTTGTTTGTATTTGAAAAAGCTCCTAACCATCTATTAACAGCTCGTTTTGAAGCGATAACAGAATTTGTTTCATCGTTCACAACGATACTGAGCCCATTGCACACATCAGGTTTATTAGGTTTATCGGGGAATTGAATCTGAAATGCTTGGATAGAAACTGCGGGGATGTCGGGTGCTTCATCTAGCAATCGATCATATTCTTCCCTACATTTCATCACGAACTCTACAACAGGGGCTCTATGTTGCACCTGTAAAGAAAGCTCCATGTCTATGTTCCTATAGAACTTTGACCATTGTATACACATAGCAGAATGCCCTTCTGAAAGTGGAAGACTCTGACTAAATTTGGATATACTCGTCATAATCCCCGCCAAAACATTCAAAAAAGCAAAGAAATATTGGATGATCATAATACGCGTTCTAGTATCGTTACTTGTATTAGTGTTACCACTCGGATTTAATACTGCAAAGCCGCCGACACCTGTTATTGACGCAATAATAATCGACGGATAAGCCAAATAGTCATTTTGCTTCTTATAACATAGACGGGAGTGGTTATGGAGCCACCTATACCCGGCGGCCTTCTCCGCCCAGCGTATTAGTAATTTTTCTTGTTTTTCACACCATAAACAGTTTACCTGTTCATCTAGTGAAATTTTATCAGACATAACGGCCTGTGCTTATGTTATGTTCAGATTATTCTGAAATTCTTGGGCAGTTGAACGCGCCAATTTATCTACAAGTTCATTTTGCACGTTTCCGTTATGAGCTTTTACCCAGCGCCATTCTACAATTTTTATAGACTGAACAAGTGTATCGAGAGTTTTCCATAGTTCTTTATTTTTTACCGCGGACCCAGATGCAGTGCGCCATCCGTTACGCTTCCAATTTTTTATCCACGAAGTGATTCCATTTTTCGTATAATTGCTATCCGTAAAAATACATATTTCGTTAATACCACACTTTTTAATGTGTTCCAGCCCTCTTATTATCGCTGTCATTTCCATAATATTATTAGTAGTTTCTCGAGATCCACCGGTTAGTTTAAAATCTCGCGAAATGACGCCCCACCCCCCGGGTCCCGGGTTTCCGAGGCAGCTACCATCCGTGTAAATCTCCAACATATTCTTACTTATCGTTTATCTTTTATATTGTTAGGAGTGGAAGGATATTCCGAAGCTCGTTTTGGTGTTTTGCATATCGTATCTCCACAGTGATCTCTATTTTGATAAACAGAATTTATGGATGCCGACATCTCACTACAATTTTTAAGTGACCACCGGCCTAGTACGGGTTTTTCTACTTTTAACAACATGTCAATCAATTTCTTAATCATACTTTAAAAATGTGTTTATTTTTTATACTTCAATAAGTGTATGCTGTCCAAAAAAGTTCCGTTGCGCCATAATAAATGACATTGAAGTTTTCTGTTGATGTATAAAGTCGTATTGAATAACAGCTGCCTGCACGGCTGGACACGGTACACCCGCGGTCATACAATGTAACACAAAAATTCGCGCATCTAGAATATGTTTATCCATAATATCGTATAGGTCTCCCGCGATAAGAGGGCATTCGATGATGGTACCACTGGACCACGCATTAACTACACTCTGCTTATGAGTATTACGCGTTTTCATGAGATCAAACCCCTCTAAAAGAGAAGCAGCGAATGTAAATCGTAGTGTATTCATTCCACAAATGGGTGCAAACACAGAAGTCGAGTGTTGCTTGGTTTGAATAGACTTTATGTATCTACTCGTAATTCTAGTATTAACAGCTGAATTAATAACAGGTGTAGGAATTTCATATTCTAAACCAGCTCGAGAACACCATAACCCAGTATTATTCATTTCTGCGACATCAGAAATCTTATCCATCTCGTATTGCTCGAGTACTTTCAAAGCTGATCGCACAATATACCCATCCATATCTGTACCGATAGCCCTTTCTAGACTAGCTTTCATACGTGTATCGTCATGGCCGCAATAGGAATATAAATCTGCTACAGCCTGTAACATTCCATATTCCACCCCGTTATGAACCATGTTCGTAAAATGTCCAACACCGAAATCTTCTCCCATATACGTGTGTCTGTTAGATATCTTTTCAAGGATAGGCTTAGTCATCTCGTATGCATGCTTAGTTCCACCTATCATAAAAGCTGGACCTTCGCGAGCACCGGCTGGACCACCGGAAAGTCCGGTCCCTAAATAATTTACCATTCGAACCTTGCATTTAGACCCACGGGTTCTGGAGACCCTGTAGAATTCGTTTGAACAGTCTATGATTGTATCATTAGGTCTCAAATGTTTCAGTAGAATTTTAACAGTATCATCCGTTGCATCCCCGTAAGGAAGAGCTGTAAAGATAACACGCGGCCATTTCATAGCATCGACCATTTCGCCGATGGACTCGTGTCCAAACACGTTCTCAGATTGTTCTTCCAATGCGATAACCTTAGAGTGCGTCTTGTTATACACGTGCAATTTCTGCTTCTCTTGAATGTTAAGTGCGAGATTTTTTCCGATAGAACCCAATCCGATTACACCCAAAGAACTTGTCATTATGTTATATTATAGGTCTATTTATTTAAGTTGTTTAAATCTAGATCTATCATATAACATAAATACAGTTTGTACACGTGCGGGATGACGAGAATGCTTCTTGTACGTCCGACCGGTCGGACACCTTACGAAATTTGGAACAAAAAAAAGCGTTACAAAAAGTCGGGGGAGTCAAAAATGTATTGAACCTTCATTTTTAAAAAATGTGTAAGAACAATTTTTAAAAGTGAATTAATGATATTTATGAAATACTTCGTATGAGTATTTAGTTAGAGAAGGCAAGACCACCCATACCCGATTGGATACGGAGGACGTTGTAGTTCACGGCGAACATGTTAAGGTTCAGCGCGGTGGCGGCAGCCTTGGTCTTGATAGCGACCTGAGCGTTATCTATACGCGAAAAATTGCAGGTACCGGTCGGTTGATGCTCCTCGGGTTTAAGGGCGAACGAATACGTATACACACCGGGCACGGGGGAACCGGAGTGGTGCTGGAAGGGCTGCACGGCGTTGAAGTACTTACCCGTCTGCTCCTTGAACCTGTCCTGACCGTTGAGAACAAGCTTGAAGGTGTCGATGGGACCGTCGGCCTCCTCGGACCAGGTGTTACCACCGTGGGCCACCTTAAGCATGGGGGCACCCGAAGAGCCCGGGGCAATGACGAGACCGTCACCACCCGCGCCGAGGACGGCAGCAGGGTCGGTGGTCACGACCTCGGTGGAGGACGTGAAGTTCCAGAGGTTGGCGCGAGACACGGAACCGTGGTCGGCGCAGAAAACGAGTTCCTTGACCGGGTGGTTGTACGAGAGGCGGATCTGCTTCGTGGAACCGGCGGCGGCCATAGCGTCGGAGCCAGTGTGCTGCACCTGCTCGATGAGGTACTCGTGGCCCTTCTGCGCAAATCGCCTACGCTCCTCAGTGTCGAGGTAAATGTAATTAGCCCAGACCTTGAAGGTGCTGTTATCGGTATACAGTGAGATATCGGAAAATAAATCGAAATCCATTCTGACTTCATGATACTGCAGAGCAATTAGTGGGAGGGCAAGTCCGGGATTGCGGTTAAAGAAGAAAATAAGAGGAAGGAACATCTGACCGGCACCCGTGAAGACCTTGCCGT